AGTGCTGCTGGTGGCGGTTCTTCTCCAACATTAGATATTAAAATTACTGAATCTGATGCTTCAAGTGGTACATACACAGATTTATCTGGTGCTACTTTTACTCAAGTAACAGGATCTGCTTCAATGCAAACACTTGCAATCAATAAAGATGAGAGCAAGCGTTATATCAAGATTGTTCAGACAATCGGTGGGTCATCTCCAACATTTACTTTCAGTATCAACTTAGTTGGTCTTAAAAAGTACGGCTAAAATATATAGCCCTCAAACGAGGGCTTTTTTCTTATGGCATTTACTGAAGACTTAAATGCATTTTTTGTGGATTTTTCAGAAAATGTTTTTTATGACAATGCGACTTATAAAGGTATTCTAGAACAGCCAGATGAGGTAATAGCTGATGGTGTTGTTCTAACTACTGATTATGAGTTAACAGTAAAAAATAGCGATTTAGGAACAATTCCATTTGATGCACAATTGGAAGTAAGTAATGTTAAATATAAAGTCAGAAGTGTAAGAAAAATAGATGATGGTAGTTTATGTAAGATTTCACTAAGTAAGGTTTGATATGGCAAGTAAAAGAGAACAAATATTAGCAGCGATAAAAACTAATCTTGCAAACACTACAGGTGTTGGAGATAGAATTTATCGCTCCAGGGTAGAACCTATTGCCAGAGGAGAAACACCTGCAATTGTCATAGAACCAATTACAGATGAGCCAACAGTTAATAGTTCTACTTATCTAAAAGTAGATTGGACATTGAGAATAAGGGTTGTTGTAGTTATTCGTGGTACAACACCTGAGAGTGTTGGAGATGGCACGATTGAAAGTTTACATTCAAAAATGTTGACCGATACAACGATTGGAGGTTTGGCTAAAGATGTTAGACCATCAACACAGACCTTTGAATTTGTAGAGGGAGATCAGCCTTCTGGAGTTATAACTTGTGAATATGAAATAGATTATCGTACCTCATATAACAGTTTAACAACATGACTTATAATGAAAGAGCAAGCCTACCAACCCTGATTGTTTAATATGAGTAATGAAATCCCAAATGAGGGCGGTACTTACATACTGAACCCAAAAACTGGCAAACGTAAGCTAGTTCAACAAACAAAACAAGCAGAAATCCCTACAGAGGTAACAACTGATGGCACAACTGACAAGGAAGAGAGTAATTCTAATTGAAGCGGAAAGTTCATACGGAACTGATCCTACTCCTTCAGCAACAGATGTAGTTCTAGTAACTGATCTAAGTATTACACCACAATCAAGTGATGTGGTTAACAGAGATGTTGTCAGACCATATCTTGGTTCTTCACAACAGTTACTAGCAAATACAAGAGTTGAATGTACGTTCAGCGTTGAGTTTGCTGGATCTGGCGCAGCTGGTACTGCTCCCCGATATGGAAGTGCGCTCAAAGCCTGTGGCCTTTCAGAAACTATAGCTAGTGGAACATCTGTTACTTACGAGCCGATATCAGCTAACTTCTCATCAATTACTATCCATTACAACGTAGATGGTGTAAGGCATATTGTTACTGGCTGTCGAGGAAATGTCGCATTGTCAGCCGAGGTAGGATCAATCCCAACGCTCGATTTTACTTTTACTGGTATCTATAACGCTCCAACTGATACAGCATTACCTTCGGTTACTTATGGCAACCAAGCAACTCCATTAATATTTAAAAATGGTAATACTACAAGTTTCCAACTATTAAGCTTTGCAGGTGCTTTACAAAGTCTTAGTTTTGATATGGGCAACTCAATTGTATATAGGGAACTTGTTGGCGGTACAAAAGAAGTACTTCTTACTGATAGGGCTGCTAATGGTTCTGTAAGTATAGAAGCACCAGCTCTTTCTTCTAAAGATTTCTTTGCCGCTGCTTTAACTGATACTGCTCTTGGAAATTTAACTGTTACTCATGGTACTGCTGCTGGTAATATATGTAGATTTAGTAGTACAAAAGTTGATATTGGGGATGTAACTTATGGAGAAATGGATGGTGTAACTATGCTTGAGATTCCATACACACTCGTACCAAGTTCAGCTAATGACGAGCTAGGTTTTGTATTTACATAACTATTGACTTCCTAGCTAAAGTATAGGAGTATATTTATATTTAGGATTTTATGGCATTTGTCCGCAAAAAGAGCAAGGTTTATCCTTGGCCTGTAGAAGTTAAGCGTCCATCTGAATCTGTTCCAGGCGAATTTGAAACAACAAAATTTATTGGAAAGTTTGCACGATTAGATAGATCATCTTTAGATAAATTTGATAATGAAGATGAGTTTTCTGCTTTGTCAAAAATATTAGTTGGATGGGAAGATGTAAATGAAGAAGATGGTACAGTTATTGAATTTAATAAAACTATTTTGAAAGAATTTTCAGAAGATGTTGATTTTGTAAAGGGAGTATTAGATGCATTTAAGGCATTTTATGGGAACGCACAATCGGGAAACTAATTGATGCCACCAAATACTGGGCTTCGGGTGGTAAGCAAGTTATAGATGAAACACAACAAGATGCAAAAGCACTTGGGATAAAAATCGAGGAGCAGCCAGAAGAAGAAGAGGATTTTGAGGTATTTGATGAAAATTGGGAAATTGTTATGATGTTTTTACGATGTCAGACACAATGGAACACAACCTTTGGAGGTATAGTAGGATTAAAATACGAGGTTTTATTGCTTGCTGGAGGCTTATTTGACCTTTACAATGTTAGTAATCGTAAAGAAATGCTAGAGGGCTTACAACTTATGGAATCTGTAGCTCTTAGAGAAACTAATAAAGGTAATAAATAATGGCTAAACAAATAGGCGATATAGAATTAAAGTTTGATGTTACAGGTTTAGAAGATCTTACAAATTTAAGTAGGCAACTTAAAAATTTAAGCAAAATTGCAAAGCCAGCCGCTGGTAGTTTTAAAGGATTAATTAATGGAATAAAAGATGTAACTAAATTTACTCCAAAAACAATTAGTCAATTTAAACAAAAAGAAAGAACACTTAAAGCATTAAGAAACGAAGTAAAAGCTGGAGGGGTTGCTTTTAAAAAGTTAGGAAGAGAAATAGATGCTAATAGAATCAAATTACAATCATTTACTCAAACAGCCGTCAAACAGAAAGGAATGTTTGCTGGATTAGGTGCAGGTGGTACAGCAGCTATAGGAGGTGCAGGTGCATATATTGGTAGCTCATTAGGATTACCTCCAGCTATTAGCGGATTGGCAAGTGCAGGTGCTGCTGCCAGTGCTGCGAAAGCTGGAACAGGAATTATGTCTAGTGCTGGATTAGCAGGTGGACTTGCAGGTGCTGGTATTGGTGCAGCAGTAACTGCCGTTGCAGGTGCAGCTTCTTTTGCTGCGGACTCTGCATCTTACGCAGCAGAAATACAAAAGCTACAAATAGCTTTAAAAGGTGTTACTAAAACAGGTGCAGATTTTAATAAAGGTTTAGATATCATATCTACGACCTCGAAACGATTGAATGTACCAATAGCTGCATCCACCAAACAATTTACAACTTTATCTGCATCTGTTCTTGGTGCAGGTGGAACTATCGAACAAGCTGAGACAGTTTTTGTTGGTGTATCAGAAGCTATTAAGGCAACTGGTGGTAACGCAGAAGATGTACAATCTGCAATTAGAGCGATGTCGCAGATTTTCGGTAAAGGTAAGGTATCTGCGGAAGAACTACAAGGTCAGTTAGGTGAAAGACTAGCTGGTGCTGTTGTGAAATTTGCAGAAGCAAATGGCAGTAGCTTGGCAAAATTACAAAAAGACTTAAGAGATGGAACTGTTGGTTTGGATCAAGTTATAAAGTTTGCTGAGAAGTTACAAGTTGATTTTGGAGAAACAGCAGAAAAAGTTGCTAATTCATCTGCTGATGCAGGGCAAAGATTAAAAACAACAATGGATAGATTGAAACTTGCAGTAGGTACTATATTGCAACCTATTGGAGCAGAGTTTCAAAGAGTGTTTGCAGCTATTGTTGGTGCTATTACTGATGCTATAGAAGCATTCAATAAATTTATGGGTATTGGTTTAGGTAATGCAATTGCTAAAACAGAAAGAAATATCGAATCTTTACAAAATAGAATTGCAGCTTCAAACGATATAAAGGTTATAAAAAGATTAAATGTACAATTAAGAGAGGCACAAAAAAGACTAGCTAAGTTACAAGGCGAAAACGTAGAAGGAGAAGAAGGTGGAGATGGTGGTTTGCCACCATTAGAAGGTAATAAATCGCCACTTAAATCATTTGCTGAGAGTGCTTTCAAGTTTGCAGAACAAGCTGAAAATGCAGTTGTAAATGCTTTTAAAGGTATGGAAGATGCAATGGTTAAGTTTGTAATGACAGGTAAATTAAATTTTAAAGATTTAGCTAACTCTATAATTGCTGATTTAACAAGAATGTTAGTGAGAGCAGCAGTTACAAAACCTTTATTTAATTTCTTATTCCCTGGTTTGGCTGATGGTGGAGTTGTTAGCGGTGGCGAGATAGTACCAAGTGCTAATGGCAATGTATTTGCTAAAAATAAAATTGTACCCTATAAGATGGGGGGCATCGTGAATCGGCCCACTCTTTTTCCCATGCAGAATGGAATGGGGCTAATGGGTGAAGCAGGGCCTGAGGCTGTAATGCCGTTGAAACGTGCTGCTAATGGAAAACTTGGAGTGCAAAGTTCTGGAGGGGTTGGTAATATTGTTGTAAATGTAGATGCTTCTGGTAGTTCTGTACAAGGAGATTCTGCACAGTCTCAAGAGTTTGGTAGAGCTTTAGCTGCTGCTATTCAATCAGAAATGATAAAACAAAAAAGACCAGGAGGACTTTTAACATAAATGGCAAATTTTCCAGCTATTGAACCTTCATTTAGCGTTACTAAAAAATCAGAACCAATAGTTAAGGTTGTAACCTTTGCAGATGGATTTGAACATCGTTTAGGGTTTGGATTGCCAAATAATCAAGATCCTAAAATATTCGATTTGAAATGGGAAAACATAAGTGAAGAAGAGTCAGACCAAATTGAATATTTTTTAGAGGAACGTGCAAGAGATAAAGCAAGTTTTACATACTCCCCACCAAAAGAAGCTTTTACCAAAACAGGTACATATTCGCAAAGTAGTACGACAATAACTATAACAATCACAAATCATAGATTATTTGCTGGTGATTCTTTGGTAATTGACTTTACTTCTGGATCTTCAGCAGATGGAACTTATGTAGTTTCTTCTGTTACTAATGCAAATGACTTTGTGGTTACAGCAGCTAGTGGTGCAACAACAAGTGGAAATGTTTCTATAACAAAAACAGCATCATATAAATTTGTATGTCCACAATGGAGTAAGCAAATTAATTTGCCTAATTTAGCTACAATTTCAGCTACATTTGTTCAAAAATTTGAACCATGACAATAGATACCGCACCTGTCTTTAGCGATATACAAAAAATAAATCCATCTTCAATTATTGAGTTATTTAAACTTGAGTTAAAAGAGGGACTCAATTATGCAACAGGTAATCCTAGTGGAGTAACTACAGTACATAGATTTCATTCTGGTAGTAATCTTGATGCTTATGGAAATATTGTTTGGAATGGTGAAACATATTTGAGATTTCCTGTAGAAGCTAGTGGTTTTGCTTTTCAAAGAGGTCAATTACCAAGACCAACTATTACTGTAAGTAATATGGGGACTCCTAGTATGTCTGCGGTTTTGTTAGCTGCAAATGGATTTACAGCTGGTAACGATTTAACAGGTGCGAAGGTAACTAGAATAAGGACTATGGCAAGATTCGTAGATGCTGCTAACTTTTCTGGTGCGACTAATCCCTTTGGTACTCCAGATCCAGATGCAGAGTTTCCAAGAGAGGTATATTACATTGATCGGAAATCAGCAGAAAATAGAACTGTTGTTCAATTTGAATTAGCAGCAATTTTTGATATGGCTGGTATTCGTGCGCCAAAACGTCAATGTACCAGAGATGTATTCCCATCCATAGGCACATTTATAGGATGAATTGGAAAGATAACGCATTGGTTCATGCAAAAGACCAAGATCCTAAAGAAGCTGTAGGTTTAGTGTTAAATATAAAAGGCAAAGAAAGATATTTTGCTTGTCGTAATTTATCAATGACAGCACATCAATGTTTTATTCTTGACCCAGAAGATTATGTGAAAGCAGATAAGCTTGGAGATATTATTGGAGTTTTTCATAGCCATCCTGTTACCTCTCCTGAACCTACACAAGCAGATAAGGTTAGTTGCGAACAAAGTAATTTGCCTTGGTATATAGTTAATCCAAAGTCAGAGACATGGGGGTATTATGAGCCTCAAGGATACAAAGCACCATTGATAGGAAGAGAATGGGTTTGGGGGATAACAGATTGTTGGGCTTTAGTTCGTGATTATTATCAACAGAAAAAAAATATAAGTTTATTAGATTATGAACGAAATATGTCTCCAGAAGAATTTTTAGTAAATCCTTTATTTGAAAAATATGCAATACAAACTGGATTTAGAGAACTTGATAAAGAAGAAAATCTCGAAAAAGGTGATGTATTATTGATGTCAATATTACATCCAACTTTAAATCATGTAGCTATTTTTCTAGGAGATATGGTTTTGCATCATTTAGCCGATAGACTATCTTGTAGAGAGCCATATTCTGAGTGGTTACAAAAATGTACTGGTAAGAGGTATCGTTATGCTCAGAAAAATTAAATTACATGGAGAACTTGCAGAGTTTTTAGGTCAAGATGAGTTTGAGGCGGTTGTAAGAACAACAGCAGAAGCAGTTAAATTTTTAATAACAAATTTCCCAAAGTTAGAAGCATATATGAGTAATAGATATTATCAAGTATTAGTTGGTGATAATGAATTAGATAAAGATCAAATCCATGATCCTATAGGTAAATCAGAAATACATTTTGTACCTGTTATTAGCGGTGCTGGTGGTAGTAGTTTTAATAAAATTTTATTAGGTGGTGCTTTAATTGGTGCTAGTTTCTTGTTTCCAGGTGCAGGTTTGTTTGGAACTTATGGAGCAGGGAAAACGGCAGCAGTTATTGCAGGGAAAGGTGCTTTAGCAACAAAAATAGGAACTGCTATAAGTGCGATTGGTGGTGCTATGGTTCTTAATGGTGTTTCTGAAATATTATTTCCATTGCCTACACCAGAAGAACAAGAGGATGATCCACGCATATCTTTTAACTTTTCAGGGGTGCAAAATACTAGCAGAGCTGGAACTAGCCATCCAATTTGTTATGGAGAAATCGTGTGCGGATCTGTGGTAATTTCTGCTTCTGTTGATACGAATCAGGTGGTTGCATGACAAAAAAAATTATTAAAGGTGCTGGCGGCCCTCCTACTCCTCCTACTCCATATCGTGCGCCCGATACTTTAAATAGTAAACAGTTTGCCACTATACAAGACTTGTTATCAGAAGGGGAAATAGAAGGTTTTGCAACACCATCAAAAGCAGGTATTGCTAAAAGTTCTGCTAATTATTTAACGTCAGCACAAAAAGATATATTCCTTAATAACACACCAATACTGAATGAAAACGCTAGTAATAGTAATCCAGCAGATGCAGATTTTAATTTTCAAAGCGTTGTATTAGATGCACGTTTTGGTACAAATAATCAACTTGTTATTCCAGGGATTGAGTCTAGTGACCCTGTAAATTCAAGTCCTATATCTGGTTTTCCCAGACCTTGTACTGTTGCTAATAGTGGAGTAACGCAAGCTATATCTCTTAATAAAGATGCAGTAAGAGTGACAATATCTTTTGGTCAATTACAAAAAGCAGAAGACAATGGAGATTTACTAGGTTCTAGCGTTGAATTGAGAATACAGTTACAAACTAACAATGGAACTTTTCAAACAAAAATCACAGATACTATTACGGGAAGATCTGCTGATTTATATTCCAAAGAATATCGTGTAAATTTACCAGCTACATATTCACAGGCTGCAATAAAAGTTGAACGTGTTACAGCAGATAGCACAGATAATTCACTCAAAGACGAGTTTAGTGTTTCTGTTATGCAAGAGATAGTAGACGATCCACAAACATATCCTGACTCTGCATATGCACAATTAAGGATAGACTCTGAGCAATTTAGTTCAATTCCAAGAAGAGCATACAGAATTAGAGGAATTAAAGTACGAATACCAGCAGCAAATGGAGGATTAACTCCAACAGTTAATTTACAGACAGGTCGTATTGAGTACCCAGAAAACTACGTCTTTAACGGACAAATGGCTGCTGCTCAATGGTGTTCATGCCCTTCCATGATACTCCTTGACCTTCTCACAACCAAAAGATATGGATTTGGAACTCATATTGCTCCTAATCAAGCTAATGATGCTGAGTTATATGAAAATTTAGATTTATACAGTTTTGTTGCTGCAAGTAGATATGCAAACGAGTTAGTTGATGATGGATTTAGTGGTCAAGAAGCAAGGTTTAGTTGCAATGTAAACATACAATCATCAAAAGAAGCCTTTGATCTTATTAAAGACTTAGCATCAATAATGAGATGTATTCCACTATGGTCGCAAGGATCTATTTCTATTGTTCAAGATAGACCAACAGATCCTAGTTATTTGTTTAGTTTAGCTAATGTAACTCCCGAAGGTTTTAGCTATACAGGTTCTAGTCTTAAGCAAAGACATTCCGTTGTAAGTGTTAGTTACTTTAATATGGATTCAAGAGAGATGGACTTTGAGGTATATGGCGATGGGAATAGTACAGCAGAAGTTAATAGAAGGGCAAAACTTGGAATAGTTTATAAACAGGTAAAAAGTTTTGGTTGTACTTCTAGGGGACAAGCGCAGCGTTTGGCTCGTGCAATAGTCTTCTCGGAGGAACAGGAATCTGAGGTTATAAACTTTTCAACATCAATGGATGCTGGAGCAATAGTAAGGCCAGGTAGTGTAATTGCTGTCAATGATCCAGTTAGGCAAGGAGATAGAAGATCTGGTCGTATTGCTGCTGCTACGACAACACAAATTACTGTTGATGATGCTCAAGATCTTGATAGTTTTGGAGGTAGTAATAAAGAGTGTAGTGTGATAATGCCTGATGGAACTGTTGAGAAAAAAGCTTGTACTGTTGTTGGAGATAAAATAGATCTTACAAGCGCACTTAGTACGACACCTAATGTAAATTCTATTTGGTTATTAGAAAGTGATGGAACAGGAGAAGAGCCACAAACTTTTAGGGTCGTAAGCGTAGAAGAGCAAGATGGTGTTAATTATGCTGTTAGTGCATTAGCTTATCGGTCTGACAAATATACAAATATAGAATCAACAGACTTCCCCACTTTACCAGCAAGAAATATATCAAAGCTTAATGAATTAAAACCAGCACCAACTATTAAATTACCTATATTAGAAGAAATAGTTGTTGTAAATAATATTGCAATAAATAGATTACTAATATCTTGGCAGCCTGTAGCTGGAGTTACTCAATATCAGGTTCAATATAGATTTCAAAATACTAACTGGGTTACTGAAATTGTATTTAGACCAGATATAGAGATTATGAATACGCAAGAGGGAACTTATGATATAAAAATATTTTCATTTAATGCTGCTGGTCAATTATCCTCGACTCCATCATCAACACAATTTAATGCACAAGGAAAAACAGCAGTTCCAAATGATGTGCAAAATCTTACACTAGAACCTGTAAACGATAAATTAGTGAGGTTAAGATGGGATAAGTCTGTTGATCCAGATGTTTTGCATGGTGGTCGAGTCTATATTCGACACTCAAATAAGACTGATGGTACAGGAACTTTTGGTAATTCTGTAGATCTTGTACAAGCTGCTGCTGGTAATACTACAGAAGCAGTCGTACCAGCACTTGAGGGAGAATACATTTTAAAATTTAGAGATGATGGGGAAAGATTTAGCACAGGAGAAACAAGTGTAATATTAGATTTACCTGACTTAGTAGATGCACAAGTAATTCTTACAGAAAGAGATGATGATAACAATTACCCTGGCACTAAGACTCGCACAAGCACTACAAGTAATGTCTTGAGTCTTACTAATCCAGCAGCAACTAATGGACTAACAGGTACTTATGACTTTCAAAACACAATAGATTTGGGTGGTGTGTTTTCTTTAAATTTAAAAAGAATACTACAGACTATTGGAATTGAAATTGGTAATACTATTGAATCACAAATTCCAGATTTACCTCCAAATCTAGGTGGGCCTGCTGGTGGTGGTTGGGATAACTATGCAACTAATGGTAATTTTGATGGTACTGCAATTGAAGATGTTAATGCTCAAATGGTAGTGAGAACAACGCAAACAGATCCGTCTGGCTCACCAACATATTCATCTTTTAATACTTTTGCAAATGGAACATTTAAAGGTAGAGGTTTTCAATTTAGATTAAATTTAACCTCTGAAAACACAGGCCACAATATTAATGTTATTCAAGCTGGTTTTGTTGCTTCTTTTGAATCAAGAAACGAGAGAAGTTATCAAACAGGGAGTGGAACATCTACCGCACCACAACAATCTGGTACTTCATCATCTGGATTAGATGTAACTTTTGCAAAACCATTTTTTGTAGGTACTTCTAGTTTAGGAGGTGCTAATGCTTTCTTGCCCTCAGTTGGGATTACTATACAAAACGCATCTGATGGAGACTATTTTGTTTTGTCGGGAGTTACTGGCACAGGCTTTAACATTAAGATAAAAAATGGTACAAGTTTTATAGATAAACAATTTACATTCCAAGCTGTCGGTTACGGCAAAGGAGTGTAATATGGAGGAAAGTATTTTTTAAATGGCACAAGTAGCTAACAAAGATATTGCAAATAGTTCTGGTGCTGGAGTAAGAGCAGACCTTAACCTTGCGTTAGCTGCTGAAGCGTCAAATAATTTTGGAGATAAAGCACAAGCTGGTCAGGTTTTACCATGTGAATTTGTTGCAGATAATTCTACCTCGCCTAAAAAATTATTAATTAGGTCAACTTCAGGAGATGATGGTACTTCTGGAACAACCCCTACATATTTTGATGTTGGTAATTTAGATGAAGCAAATTTAGGACTTGTAAAAAGGGCTGGAGACACGCTTACAGGCCCATTATTAGTAGACGATGGATCTGGAGCAAGTAGTCCAGCATTAAGTTTTGATGGAGACAGCGATACTGGAATTTTTAGGTCAGCAGCAAATACAATGGGATTTTCTACTGCTGGAACACAAAGAGTTGGTATAAGTAATGCTGGTTTAGATATGCTTAACGCATTGCCGATTAGATTTCAAGACTCAAGCGGTTCTCCTTTCGTTTCTATTCAATCTCCATCTTCTTTATCTGGAAATGTAGCTCTTACTTTACCCTCATCAATTACTAATGGTGGTTTTTTGCAAACGGATGGATCTGGAAATTTAAGCTTCCAAATTGTAGCTGGTGTACCTACTGGTTCTGTTTTTTGTTTAGCTG